AACGCTTGTGCCTTGCGCTCAGCTGTTGCTCTGAACTTGGCTTGATTTACTGCCTTACGGCAGTCTTTGAAATTAATGTCTTTCATCTTCGATGAATTAAATGGTTTATAAAATGTGATGTCGGGGCAAAGGTAGGACAGAAGTTATGAAATTCCAAATCTTTTTTTAACCCCTAAAGGGGTTAGTAACTATGCTTTTAGCATAGCTACCAACTCAGCCTTAGTTAGCTTCGTTAAGTCTTTAGACTTAGCTTCAGACTTCTTTGAAGTCTTTGCCTTAGCCTTCGGCTTAGCCTTTGGCTTTGGCTTAACCTCTTTGAGGTTAGTAACAGCCTCGGTTAGCTCCTTTAGGAGGTTTAAGGCTTTAGCCTTTCTTTCAGCAGTTGCTGAGTACTTAGCTTGGTTTATTGCCTTTCGGCAATCTTTGAGAATTGAATCGTTCATCGTAGATGAGATTTAAATGGTTTGAAATTTGCAACTTCTCAGCCTCTAAGAGTTAAGAGTAATAAGAAGAAGTCATAGACTTCCTTCTTCTTATTCCTCTAACTCTACCCTTTCAGCTCCTTAATCAACACACGGAATCTAAAGATTCTCAGCGCGTTGACTCTCAAGACTTGTACTCTAGCTTTAGCTAGATGAGTTTGTATTGATAATTGAATTGTCAACAACAACCAGCTTACTAAGTAAAACTTAGTAAAAGAATATAAATACAATGTTAATAAATGTCAACAGTAAAACCCCTATAAGGGGTTGACTAGCTAAAGTATTACTTTAGGAGGGGGATTGTTCGACCCTTCAACTCAGTACGTTGCGTACCAAAGCTTCAATAAGAGCTTCACGTAAGTTAGTTTAACTAACTGTGCATCATGCAGTTGGGAGGAAAAGCTAGAATGTATGGCGAAATTCTCAACTTTGTTGAGGGAGGGGGGTTCGAGAATGCGTTTCGGGTTAGCATAGCTAACGTCCACACATATATATTATCCCCAACCTAAACATTTCTCCCGATTTTTTCAATTACATCGAGATCTCCCGAAATTTTTTAGTTTTCAAGATTTATTTCACCAAAGCAAATACAAAACATACAGGTATAAACCTCTCGTTTGTAGTCTTTTAGAGTCTGTTACTTAAGCCTTTTGTTTAGGGGTTGACTTTTCAAATTTTCTGTAGTACCTTTGGCACTGTAAGCGGTTGTAAGGGTTTAGATACTTAATAAATCTGTTATCAGGTTTTGTTTTAAGTACTTAAAGACTAAGAGAAGCTTACTTGTAGTATACAGGGTAGTTGTGTCTAGTTGAAATCTAGCTTTTAGGGTTAAAAATCACAATTAAATCTTCCTTATATTTGCAATATGGCATTATTTAACACGGATAGACTTAATAGGTCGGAAAGAAAGAAGCTTAGAAAGCTTCGTAAAACTACAAAAGGGCTTGGTTTCGGCAAAAAGTCTCATTCTGGGCTGACTGCAGCTCAATCTAGAGAAAAAAGAACGCTTGAGGGCAAGAGGCGTAAAGCTAGAGGGGAGGATTTTGGTAAAGCTGTTATTGGGGCAGCAGCAGGTGGGTTAGGAGCTGCTCTTGGTGGTGGACCTGCTTTAGCAAAGCTTGCAGGTAAAGCAAAAACAGGTATAAGTAAACTAGGGTCAAAGTTAGGTGGTGAAGCAGGAAAGCAAGCTTTAATTGATGCTGGTAAAAAGAAACTTCAGGACTTTACAAAAAAAGCAATTGCAAGAAAAGCAGGGGACATAGCGTCTTCTGTTAATACAGGTCAGTTGCCACAAGCTAACCCAAGAGCAACAGAAGATACAAGAGTTGAGGGCTTAATGAGTCGTCTGCAAGGTATGGATGGCCCTCTTGAGCTTGAGGATATACCTTTAGAAGGGGAGTCTTTTGATGATCCTTCATCTTTAGAGTTGGCTTTAGATAACCCCTCTTTCGCAGAGTTTGGGTCAGAAGGTGTAGACGAGTTTCCCACGAGACCACCTAGAGGTATGGGGATGGAAGCTGTTTTAGCGGATATTGATAAAAAAAATACCCTTTCAGGGTTAGAAGATATACCTTTGGGTGAAGAGTCTTTTCCTGAAGATGAGACTTTTGGTCAAATAAAGGGGCTTTCTACAGATGCTATTAGAAAGCTTTCACCTTCAGCAAGCAATATTAATAAGCTAACAAGACTTATGCAGCAAAAGAAAGATCAAGGTAGAAGCGAATTAGATGCTGTAGGAGAGTTAGATGATATTACAACTGGTGGTTTATCTTACGACGCTGAAGAAGCTTTACAAAGAAGGCTTGCAAGAGGAAAAGGGAGAGGTTCTATGCCTAAAATTGATGCGTCACAAATATTTAATCAAGTAACAGGCGGTAGAGATAGGTTAACTTCTGGTAACAAAAACGTTCAAGGTCGAATGGATGACTTTATGAAAATGTTAGGAGGTTTTAATCAGTCAAGAGGTTTAGCTGGATTAGGTAACACATTTAGGATGGGGGGAAGAATGAAAGTAAAGAAAAAATATTAAACAATGGCAACGTTAACAGTATCAATAAAAGAAGAGTTAAACTTAAACGGAACGGAGTTCGGTGGTGAGTACGTTATGTCTGAGACAGTAACTCAGGTATACAAGAGGATTATTAACTGCACCGCAACAGAACAATCTGTTCTTCTTTTTGCAGCGGCAGATGCAGCAGGCACATTGAAAGATGCTACTGTAGATTACCTGCGTATAACCAACTTAGACACTTCAGCAGATGTACAGCTACGTATAGTAGGTGCTGCTACTCAGTACTATGTCAAACTAGAAGCGGGGGACAGCTGGATGTTAGGAAACTCACTTATGTACGCCGATGCTACTGGAACGGGAGCAACAGAATCAACTATAGCTATTGACACTATACATGCTGATGTTTCTTCAGGTACAGCGGATGTAGAGATATTTGCAGCACTATAAAAACGAAAAGAATGAAACTAAAAAAGTACAATAACGGAGGACAAGTAGAACCTTTAACTGATAAAAAGTTCCGTAAAAATGAAAAATTTCAAAGACGAGCAGACAGACAAAGACGACCATACGAGAGGGCAGAGGACACTGAAGAGCTTTTAGGTATGTTAGAAAATAGCGAAGACGTTGACGAAAAAGCTAAGATATTAAGGCAACTTGTACGCATGTTAGGATTAGGTGCAGTAGGGGGTGCAGTTGGTTTAGGTGCAACAGCTGATTTAGACGGTAGGGGGTGGATACATAGATTAGGTGAAGGAAATCCATATAAACTGTGAGATACGTAAAAAGATACGCAGAAGGTGGTAAGTTCCCAGAAGGAAAGCTTGGGGATCTTATGCATGCTTTAAAATATTACTCTAGTCCTAAAGGAGAACAGTATGACACGTCTACTTTGCTAGATATGTTAAGTTTTACTAAAGGAGGGAAAAAAGTAATTGAACAAAAAGAAAAAGAAGAGGAAGACAGGGAAATTGCGGAAAGAGCTTCGATGTTTGGAGGCGAAACTGCACCTTTATCATCTCCAGAATCTCAACCAGAGTTTTCTTCTTTTAGAGAAGGAAAAAAAGGTAATATTAGAATTTCTGAGTATTTTAAAGGATCCGACGAAGAAGAAGGAGGTTATGGTCCAGATGTAGCCCCTATGAGTTTAAAGGATCCTCAGTTAAATAAACTTTCTGGAAGGCTTCTTAAATCTTCTGAACAAAGTAGATTTAGAGAACTGTTAAACGACCCTTCTTTGCTTAAATATTTTATGGATATGCGGAATAAGGGGGGTATGGATTTTATAGATAAAAAGCTAGGTAAAGTAAGAGCTTCACGGGGAGGTGGAGCAGATAAAGCAACTAGAAACTTTTGTCCAGATGGTATTTGTCCTAGCTCTGCTTATGATTGATGAAGTTTGAAAAAGTTTTATTTTAACCCAATAAAGAAAAGAAAAGATCACGCTAAAGAAGCAGAGAAAATCCGACTAAATAAATTAAAGAATGAAATTAGAAGTAATAAGATTCAACCAAGGAAAGGACTCGACTAACGGGATGCTATTTGATATAACAGATGATAAAAGAAAGTTTTTATGCTATACTCTCGAAGATGAGAGCCGCACCGAAAAGGTTGCTGGAGAAACTTGTATACCTGAAGGAGAGTATTGCCTCGGTTTTAGGCGAGTTGGTGGCTTCGATGCCAGATACGCTGAAAGGTTCGCTGATATTCATATGGGGATGCTTGAAATCCTTGCTGTTCCTAATTTTACGTATGTACTTATTCATTGTGGTAATACAGATGAGGATACTGCGGGGTGTTTGCTCGTGGGTGATTCGCAAAGCAACAACAATGTTACAGAAGATGGGTTTATTGGCCACTCAACCAGAGCCTACTACCGCATCTACAAAGATATCGCAGAAGCGGTCCAAAACGAAGAAAAAGTAACTATAACGTACAGAGACTTCGCAAAGTGTTTAATCCTCTCACAGGCTGATGTGAGTGAATTTTTCACAGGGGAGTGTTAAGCTTCCAAAGCGTTATAAAACCTCTGTACAAGAAGTCTAGCTTTTTGAGTGAGAGCATATCTTACTCTGTAGTTAATTTTTAATTCATCTCTAAACAAATGATCTTCGTGACTTTGAGAAGGTGTAAGCCGATTAAAATGCTTGTATATATACCCCTCTTTAACTAGGGGAAACACTATTCTTTCTGACAACTTCTTTTTAGAGTAGTTAAAATCTTTTGAAGCAAAATCTAAAGTCCAAAACTCAAGATCATAACCCCACAATAAAAACCTCAACTCTTTTTCAAAGATGTCGTGTTTTTTACAAAATAAATTACTTACCGTCTTATACCTTTTAAGATAGTTCTTTTTTACGTACCTTTGATTTAGATAAGAAAAATCTCGAAATAGCTTTTTTTTTGAAACGTGACTTTTAGGCATTAAAATTAATTTATTACGTAAAGATATGGAAGAACAAGCTTTTTTTTTAGAAATACAACGTTTATCTGAAGAACTAGAAGACGTTATAAAAAAACACGGGATGGAAGATAGGGTTATGTCTATAATGGTTACAGGCCTTATAGACTCTGATATATTCGGAAACGCAAGACTTCAAGCTATGTATAGCTATAGTTTAGACTCACAAGAAGAATTAGAAAGTATATTAGAATTTATTAATAGTACTTGGGACGACACTGACAAAAACAACAAAGGCTATGACGATATAGACGGTTTGTTAAACGGAACAGGAATAGATTTGGAATAAAATGGAAGGACTTATTAGAAAGATTATTATAGGGAAAGACCCTAAAGACGCAATGGCTTACTATATAGGCATGAGAGCTGGCGGAGGTAAGGTAAGTACAATTGTTTTAGACGGAGAACATTTACATAAGTACAATAAAAAAAGATATTTAGTGTATATGGAGGATGACGACACATCTCAAGTTTTATGGAAATCAGTAGATGATATGCCATGTATAATAGAATACGATTGTAATTTTTAAAATGGTAAGAACACAATTATACACCTCAGGAAAGGAGTTTAAAAGACCAAACGGATCTAACTATATTGGAGCTTATCACGTTCATGTTACTCAAGGCGCGATGGCTGGGGGGTTTCACAAAACGGAAGGCCATGACAAACTAACCCCTTCTACGAATGCTGCAAGATCTTTAGTGCAAAAAATAATGAGCGAGCTAAGCGCTTCGCAAACAAAACCCTCAAGACCTCAAAGACTCGCAACACGCGCTCCAAGGCAAACTCCAAGCCGAGCCCCAAGAATGACACCAAGAAGGTCTACTGGTGGCTCAGGATCTGGTGGAGGATATTAAATTAAAATTAAATGAAAACTTTAGACATTTTTGTCGTTGAGCTAGAAAAAAAGATCAATGACACTATAACAACGGACTCTGGGCTAGAGCTGTATGTAGACAACAGATTTAATGAGTTCGAACATAGAGTTACCGAAGGTCCCGTAGTCTGTTCTCCTATTAAGTACAAAACAGGGGTTAAAAAGGGAGACACACTATACTTTCATCACTTGGTGGTTATTAATGAGGGTCAAATCCTAACAGGCAACGACAACCACTACTTAGTGAGGTATGACCCTAACCATACAATAAACAATCAAGCTATAGCTTATAAAAGTAAAAAAACAGGAAAAGTAAAACCACTAGCTGGGTGGGCTTTGCTTGAGTTTGTCGAACAAAAAGAGCTGGAGGTAAAGTCTGATATAATACACGTAATAGACAACAAAGAAAAGCTACCTACTAAAGGGGTGGTTTCTTTTAATAGTCCTTGGCTAAAGGATTTAGGGGTTAAAAAAGGTGATATAGTAGGCTTTAAACAAAATAGAGATTATCGTATAACCATAGACGGGGTGGAATATTTCCGCACCCGCGCAGAAGACTTAATGTATGCCGAAAACTAAATTCACTACAACAGGTGCTGCTACTAGGTTAATGAAAAGCATGGAGGAGGCAATAGACAACATGATTGATGAAATCAGAAAACCCGTTGACCCTGAAATAAACGGATCAGCTCGAAAAGCAGAACTGCAGTCTATTAAACAAACAGCAACAGATTGCAAAGAGCTACTTATAGAAAGACAGCGTTTAGAGCAAATGATAAAAGATCTTAAATCTAATGGGGAAATAGAAGAATATAAAGATTATTCTGGAGGATTTGCAGAAAGGTTTTCTAAGTAACAAAATGTTTATCTTTGCTTTATGAGGGTTAAGAAAAAAAGAAACTATAAACTAGAGTACGCTAAGTACGGCAAAGGCGGCAAAGCAAAAAAATATCGTGCTAAGCTAAATAAAATAAATAGAGATAAAGGCAATTATGGTAATGGAGATAGAAAGGATGAAGCTCATTATGATAAAGGCGGAAAAACAAGACTTCAGCCTCAGTCTAAAAACAGAGCGAACAATAGGCCTAGAGTCAGAAGAAGTAAATAAATTTTAATAAAATGTCAAAGTATATATGTGAGTGTTCAAATCACGAAGAAGATATTAGCAAAGTAACCATGAGTGTAAAGAATGGAAAAGTAGTAAGCTCTGCTCAGTGCCCCTGCGGGAAAACGATGGAGCCTGCCACCCCTAGAACAGGATTCCCTTCACTTGGTCGAATGACCAAGAGTGGTAGCAGCTACTAATGTCCGTCTTACTTGATCTAGATGAATATGATCACCCTGCTATCAAAATTTGCCCCAACGGTACGGAAGGTGAACTTATCGAGCTCGGTGATATACTCATTTGTTTTCCGAAAAGGCCGCCTAAAAAGGAAATTTTCGGATATAAAAAATCAAACCCTATGCAAGTGTGGGAAAGGACACTTATGCCAAAGGAATTGTCTCGTATTCGTTCTATGGATGAGTGGGCGGAAATGCCAAGAGAGTTCCGAGAAAAGTTTCGTCCATATATCGAAGAAGAGTTTCGGCGTAGGCGTGAGGGGTTTTGGTTTTATAACAACGGTGAACCTACATATATTACGGGGAGGCATTATATGATGCTACAGTGGACCAAGATGGATATTGGGTACCCTTACTTTTTAAACTTTCAACGTGAGATATTTTTACACATGGCTGCTTGCGAGGTTGACCCTCGTTGTATTGGTCAGCTTTATACTAAGTGCCGTCGTTCTGGGTATACCAATATATGCTCTGCTGTACTTGTCGATGAAGCTACACAGGTTAAAGACAAACTTATGGGGATACAGTCGAAGACGGGAAAAGACGCACAGGAAAACATCTTTATGAAGAAGGTGGTTTACATGTTTAGAAACTATCCTTTCTTTTTCAAGCCCATACAAGACGGTACTACTAACCCTCGTATGGAGTTAGCTTTTAGGGAGCCGTCGAAACGAATAACAAAAAAGAACAAAACTTCACAAATAGGTGAAGCTCTTAATACAGTTATAAACTGGAAGAACACAACTAATAACGCATACGATGGTGAGAAATTGCACATATTGTATCTAGATGAAGCAGGAAAATGGGAAAGACCTACAGACATAAGAGACGCTTGGAGGATTCAGAGGACTTGTTTGATCGTCGGAAGAAAAATCGTGGGGAAAGCTTTGGTGGGAAGCACGGTAAACCCAATGGAAAAAGGAGGGAGTCAATACAAAGATCTGTGGAGGGATTCGAGCCCTTTAGAAAGAAATGCAAATGGGAGAACTAGAACGGGTTTATATAGGCTGTTTATTCCAGCACATGAGTCTTTAGAAGGATTTTTTGATAAACACGGCATGCCCGTCACAGACGATCCTTCTAAGATTATAAAAGGGTTAGATGGCTTTGATATTATTTTTGGTGCTAAAACCTATCTTAAAAACGAAAGAGAAAGTTTGAAAGATGACCCTTCAGAACTAAATGAAGTAGTAAGACAGTTTCCGTTTACAACAGATGAGGCTTTTAGAGATAGTATAGCTGGAAGCTTATTTAACATAGGGAGGATATATGAACAAATTCAACATAATGATGAGTTATTCCCAAATCCTGTAGTAGTAGGTAATTTTGTTTGGAAAGAAGGAATAAAAGACACAGAGGTTATTTTTAAACCAGATCCACAAGGTAGATTTAAAGTAGCTTGGATGCCACCTGTAGAACTAAGAAATATAAAAAAGACAGAAAGAAACAAACGTGTAGCGCCTAATACAGAGCTAGGGTGCGGAGGTGTAGATTCTTATGATTTAGACATGACGGTAGACGGAAGGGGATCTAAAGGAGCTTTACACTTGTACAACAAATTCCACATGGAACATCCATCTAATATGTTTGTGTTAGAGTACGCTTCTCGCCCACCTTTAGCTAAAATCTTTTATGAGGATGTGTTAAAAGCTTCCGTGTTTTATGGATATCCT